GGTGTTTGACTGGTTAAATCAGGATCTAAATTAAAACTAGTTAATATGTTCATTTTTGTAGTTATAGGATCTATGAAAGTAGTATCAATTGACATCACGGCTAAATTTTCTGATAGTTCACTTTTTATTCTATCTTTTACATTTTGCTGTACGGCTGCTGTTATATTGTCTTTAAATTTTAATCCAACAAAAACTTGACCAAATATAGCAGGCACATTATCTGCACCGCCGTAAGCAGTAACATCGTCTAAGAATCCACCAAAATTAGTATTAATTTGAGCCTTATAATCTTCTGCTGTTACCAGTCTTCTTTGAGAAGTAAAAGCTATTGGAGCATTTTGTCTTATTGATTCTATTGTTTCTTTTGTTGAACCACCTGCAGCTGATGCTTCAGTTACTACTGTCAGATTGTAAGGAACTCCATCTACAGAAACCGTAGATACTGGACTAAACGCAGAAGCTCCATTTGGTAAAGAAGCTTGATTAGAAAGATAATCCACTATTATTTTATTTCCAGAAACTGGTGCTTTACCAGTAGTAGTACCATCTCCAAAAATTAATTCGTAAAAACCATTTGGAACTTCTTTTATCTGATAAAATTTAGAATCATCTGTTATTCTTATTGCTTTATCTATTGGAGTATAAGTTTCAAAGAAAGAACTCGACGCAGTTGGAAACACTCGTACTCTTATCGTGGCAGTATCTATGGTCGCATCTGGTATGACATATATTTGTACGTCTGATTTTTCACCGACAAAAAATGTTTTAGTTTTTTCAGTACCTTCAAATACTGGTATTGAATTTGAACCCGTGTCATTTAAAAATTGATATAATCCTGTTCCGTCGTCTGAAGCTATAAATGTTTGTCTCGTTTGAAAAGTGTATGAAACATCATCTACGCTAGTAGTAAACTGAGTATTTCTTGGAAGAGTAATAGAGGTTGGTCTAGTAGATGCTGTTACTAACAATGATATATTTAAACTTGCTTCAGAGGATGTAGTCGATCTAGGTTGATACCCTAATCCTTCAGCTAAAGAAACTAAAGAACTTCTTAACTGTGCTGTATTAATAAATGATTCGTTTAAAGAAAAGTTTGCTAGCAATCCATTAAAATGAGTGTTATACGCTAATACGTCTAATATATTACTTAAACCTGATGCTTCAAAATCGTAGTCTGCAAATTCGCTTTGTTGTTTAAAGAATTCTTTTAATCTGTTTTTGACAATGTCAAAATCTAAATCAGTTGATCTAATTGTTGTAGTCATTTATCTTAACCTCGTTAATGAAAGATTCGTAGTCAAAGTTTCATTTGTTGCAATTACTTTAAAAGTTACTGTTACAACTACATTATGTTTGTCAGGTTGTATAACAGAAGATACGTTTAATACTTGTGCTCTAGGTTCAAATATCTCTATAGTTTCTATTATCTTATCTTCTAATCCTATCTCATCTACTTCAGTAGAAAGCGCAAATAACAATGAGTTTAAATTACCGCCAAAATTTGGTAAAAATGGCTTTTCACTGAAGTTAGTCATCAGTAAGTTTCTTACACCTTGCTTTACTGATGCACCATGAGCTTTTTTAAATATATCACCAGATGGTCTATTTTTAAAAGTTAAGTCTATATCAAGATAATTTCTTTTTTTAGCAGTAATAATACTCTTACTACCAATATTACCATCTTCAATTGAAAAAGCTCTTGTAGGCATTTAAATTCCTTTTTGTCTATTTATACAAGTTTTACGTACCTGCGTCAATAGTAGTAGGGTCTATTATCTCTAATAGTTCTTCTGTAACTTGTACGTTATTATTATATCTAGTCTCAACTTCGTTAACATAAGTAACTTGCCATGGTGGAACTATTTCAGGCATTATTAGTATTATTTGTGCGTTTAAAGTTCCATCTGGATCATAATTATCATAATCTAAAATTAATTTTTTAAAGTTTAAGTTAAGCATCCAGTATACTGCTAAATCAAATGTTTTTTCTAAAGCAACTTGCCCGTCTTCTCCTATCAACTCGTAAACTACGGCTTGTCCTCTTGACATTAAGTAATTGATTCCATCACTTACATCTAAAGTTTCTCCAGCTTCTGGTCTGTATAATCCTTCAACCACTTGTAACCTGTAATCAGAAAACTCTTTAGTTCCTGAAGCAGAGTTTATTGTTTTCATAGCTTTTGCGTGTAACACGTACTGCTTAGCCAATCTTAGTCTATCTGAATTTTCTAAAATATGAGTTAAAGTAACTGGATCTCCGGCACCTCCTAAAAATTTAGCCATAGGTATTCCCGGAGCTAATCGAGTTCTACTAGTTATATCACCTTGAAATACAGGATTAAATTTTGGATCGACATAAAAATCAGTTGTAATTGTTTTCATAAGTCACCTAAGTTGTAAATAATTTATTAGGATTAGTAGCTCTGCCTATAGGTTCTGTTCCTCTTATTCCTATCTTTTCATTAGGAACTGTTCTACCAGTTACTGAAGGAACAAGTGAAGCAAAACTAGAAGATATTATTCCGTCAGCTAATAAAGCACCTATAAATGTTTGATTGTTGATATTGTTAGGGTCTCTTAATTTTGATCTAGCCTGTCTAGTACTAGGCTGAGTTTTTATTACACCACCAAACTTTGCCGTCAAGTCAACAGAATTTTTCATATCATCTTCGTCGTCTATGTCAACTCTTCTTATCGATAGCGGAGAGTTTTCCAAGTAGTCTGTCAACAATATATTATCAGGTCTAACAGTATTTGAATCCGCAGCTTCTGTAAAAGTTACTGATGCTTGTGCGCTTCCTGCGGCTGGTCCTACTGCAGCCGTGGCTGCCTTACCAGCGGTGTTAGCATTACCTGCCAAGTTACCATTAAAAGTTGGAGCAGTCATACCAACACTTGCTATGACTCCTTGTGACGCGTGAAGAGATGTTACATTAACTCTTGGTATATGTGCAGTGTGGCCATAATAGACTATATTAGCGCCACCAATAGTTCCACTGTCTCCAGATACTGCTAGCGAAGAAGCTGCTATATTTGCACTTTTTGTTGAAATAGTAACTTCTTTTTCTGCTGTCATCAATAATGTACCTCCAACATTATGCGCTTCGTCTTGTCCTACAAATAAGCTATTAGAGCCTTTTATTATTTCTGTCTTATCACCAAGGACCATATTTGAAGCCGAGCCTACAACGGTTTCAGATTTACTTCCAACTATTTCAGTTTCTATACTACCAGCAATTTGTGTGTTTACGCCTCTCTTTACTTTCTTTTCTTCATCGCCTTCAACTGTTACGTTAAAATCTCCACCAACTTCTAAGTCAAAGTCTCCTGCAACTTTAAGCCTTAAGTTACCATTATACTGTAATTCGCCGTCTCCGTCTACTACTACTTTTTCATCATTGGCAGTTACTCTTATCGTATTATTAGTGGCACTGTATATTACGGTACCATCAGCTCTCATCTCTACTCCAGATCCACTGTTATGTCTTACCATAACTCTTTCTGCCCCGGGTGTATCGTCTGTTTCAATAATATGTCCAGATGCTGTTTCTTTTACTTGTGAATTTGGATATGTCGAAACTGCTTCAGGTTTAAGCTCAAAATCAAGATCCATTCCTCCTCCACCAGTGTACACGTTCGTTCTTTTTGTACCTCTGGCTTTATCATTAACACCTGATCCATCTACATATTCTTGTTTTGGAAAAGAACCAGTTGGATCTGCCCTACCATCTACTGGACTCGATAATGAATTTAGCTCATTTGGATCGAGTACCACATCCATTTCTTCAAATATTCTACTCATGGAAATTCCCTTTTAACAGCTTCTACTCCGCCACGGCTAAAAGCTTCGATTCTCTTAGTTAGTCCATCTGCTACCGTGCTACTATTTGTACTTAACGCATTGATTCCTGCATCAACGTCTGCTTTTAACGCATCTTGATTTACAGTTAAATTTTGTATTTTCAGATCAGAGAATCCTTTATTTGCTGCGCCAAAAGACTCGTTTTTTGCTTTCTCTATATTTGCTGCAATATCAAATTCATTGTCATTTATATCTTCCATAGCTTTATTTATGTTATCTAATTCTTTTTCTATATCAACAGAAACTTCACCAGTTTTTTCATCTATGCTTTCAAAATCTTTTAATAAAGCGTCAAACGAAAACTTTCTTCCAGCATGAAAAGCTGAAGTAGTAGGTTTCACCACATCTAATGGTTTTTTAAAAGCACTTGATTTTCTTGTTGGACACGTCACAGCTTTTTTAGGATCGTCAATATTAATTGTTTTATTAAACTGTTCTCTTAAATTAGCTACGTCTATGCCTGGGCCAGTGTACTTATCGCTTATTTCATCATCACCAAGTACGTTTGCACCATCTAATACAGAATAAAAAGTTTCAACGAATTTTTTTACGGTTGCTTGTTGCTGAGGAGATGGAGGATGTTCAGGCGTAGCAACTATAGTTAATTGTAATCCGCATCTATCGTAAGTGGCATATGAAGGATTTCTTACTTCATCGATTGGTCTACCTCTTTGCACCCTTCCGTCAGTAAGAACAACATAGTGACTTTGTATACCAAACAATTTTTCTGCTCTTTGTATTCTTAAGTTTGCTCTTTCGCTTATTTTCTGACTGTCAGTTTCTGTAGCGCTTTCTTCTTCTACTAAAAATTTTAAGTCTGCTTTCTTGCTAAATTCATGTATTCTTTTTGCGTCTACTTTTTCTGGTGGACCCCATAATTTTGCGGTCCAACCTATAATTAATGCTCTTATGGCGTTTTCATTTTTTTCATTTGCTCTATCAGAATTTTCTATCTCTTGTCTAAGTTCTCCAAAAGTATCTACAAATTTAAAATCATAATTACCACCAGTAAAAAATCCTCTCCAACCAGAAGCATCTTGCTTTAAGTCGACAATTCTAGGAAGTTGAATTTCATCTGATGTCAAGTTTCCTTTTTTAATCAGTTTACTTATATTTGTCTTAAAAGAACCAAGACCTGTTTTAGAATCAAATCCTTCAATAATATTTGGCGGTGGTTTTATTCCATCTGGAATTTTTACACCTGGGGCTATGCTGCTTATCTGTGATTTTATATCGCCTAACGCGCTAGCTCCAACTTGTTTTACTTTAGCAAAAGCATTAGCAAATACGTTAGCTCCACTTCTTCCACCGGCTGGCACTAATCCTTTTATGTTTAATTTTATTGCTGGATTGTTAATATTTGCCATCTTAACTTTTATTTCTTTACCTGTTTCTTCCACAACAGAAGTTGCTGGAGTCTTTTTTTCAATTACCAATTTATTTAAAGCTGTTTTTAATTGATTGGTAACTTTTGGAGTTAATGTCTTTGATTTAGTTTTTTCAGCTAATTCAATTATTTTAGTAGGAGAAGCCGTTAAATGTTTTGTAAATACTTTGCTTACGACATTAGGACTTCCCTGTGATATTACTATCTTGTTTAAATTTACCGTTGGCACGGTAGTTTTTTTAGTTAACTTTTGTATATTAGCAACTTGTGCAGAAATTTTATCTGCCGATCCGTCTCCAGCTCCTTGTTGCATTAGTGTAGGTCTTACTTTTTGAACAGCATCTTTTATAGGTTTAGCTCCACCAAACAAACCTTTCATACCATTTACAACTTCTCCAAGGTTGTTAAATGGAGCACCATTTAACGCTATGTTTTGAGATTTTATCGCTTCTGCTTGTCCTTTAAACTGTGGTGTAAGAGCATTCTCTAGCCTAGTAAATTCTGCTACAAGTTCAGGCGGAGCAGTTTGTTCAAACTCTTCTCTTGAAACTTCTCTTACAAAGTCTACTTTTATAGCTGCCGCAGAAGATACTAATCTTATTTGCTTATTAGCAAAAGTAAAATCTCCGGATTGTAAGCCTGAAAAGAAAGAAGTTGATTCATTTGCTTTAGTGAATACTCTAACTATTTCAAGTATCTTATCATTATCATTAAATGAAAAAACTCTGCCATCAAACTTTCTGCCAATAGCCGGATCATCTTTATTAGCCGGAGGTGATGTAACTTCTTCTCCTCTTTTAAGAATCTGTGTTTCTGACATTAATTAGCTCCTACGCCTAATTTTTTAAAAGTTTCTTGAGCAAACGCTAATCTTTGATTAGTGTGAGCTAGATCTTTATTAGGTCTTTCATATTTATCTTGAAATACAACCGTAGCTTTTTTTACCGTTTTTGCGTTTCTTAATTGTCCTAATCCTAAGTATGGTAAAGTTTCTAACTCAAATTTTACGAACTTAAGTTGAGCATCTAAACTTCTATAATCTAGTTTTAGCCTAGATGAAAATTCTTGTAGCTTTCCAAACCTGTCTCCTGCAGCTTTTGCAGGATTCCACTGAGCTATTCCAAAAGAGTTTTCATTTTGAAATCCAGATCTAGCCATAGGATTAATATCTCCTTTATTTAGTGTTGCTCCAGATTCCACGCAAAAATTACCGATTATTCCACACGCTTGTTGTGGAGTAAGTTCTCCACCAGCTTTTGATATAAAAAAATTAAAACACTTTTCAATGTTTGTATTACCAGTAAGTTCAATGTCTAAATTAGAAAGTGGAGTAAGTTGTTGGCTTGTATCATTTTTAGGAGACTCTATTTTAGGTATTGAACCAATAACTAATGGAAGCTGAGAGTTCTTACCGTCCATAAAAAATCCAAAAACTTGAGCTCTTATCTTTAATTGAGAGTTACTTCCTAATCCAGAACTTCCACCTTCAGTTACAGGTATACTTACTTGTGCCCATGGCAAATCTTCATTAGGTATATCAATCGTATTCGATCCATGTATACCATGAACTCTAACTTTTACTCTATCTAACTTTAGTGGATCTGTGACATCAACAACCGTTCCTACAAACCATCTAGTTGAATCTCCGTAAAAATCCATTATAACTCCATCTCATCGCCAACTGAAGCGATCTTTGCACAAGTTAAAGTGGTGTCAAACTTTTCTAATCTAAAATTGTGTTTGGCTAACATTATTATATAGTCACCTGATTTCTTCTTATCTATCTTTGCACTGTTAGCTTGATCAACAATTGGATTTGTGTCTAAGAATACTATTCTTATAACTTTTCCTATCGTGTAATTTCCATCACCTGTTATAAAATCTCTTCCGCGAACTGTAATATTTATTGGGCTTTTTCCTAAGAACCCTTGAACAGCTTTACTCACTATCTTCTTTCTTTGACCACCACCAACATCTTCATCTTGAAAACTTTTAAACACCGTGCCAGAAGTTTGATAAGCGCCTGAAGAAGCTAGTTGTGATATTACCTTTGAATCATAATCGTGTAATCTTTTATCTTTAACTTTGTATTCTGGAGCATAATTATATTTACTATTATTTACTCCTATCTTGTTTGAGTTAGCCAATCTTCTAAATACATTAGCATCGACGTCAAAGTGCATTGTTTCTGGTATTCCAGTTAAGGTATCATGGAATTGATATTGTGCGCCAACAATACCTTCTCTTATCATTCCTATTAAATTTTCTGTACCTTCATAATCAAAAGATAATATATTATAAAAACTACCAGTGGACATTGACATGTTCATACTAGGTGCATAAACATACGGTGTATTAGCATTTATAGGATTTTGTTCTAACATAGTTCCTAAGTCTTTTAATACTAAATTTTCTACACCTAGCGCAGAAAAATAGTAAAAAGGAAGTCCATCACCGGTGAGAGTTCTACCTTTAATCCAAAGACTTGCTTCTATAGGATGCATGTTTGGAACTATGAGTTTCATATCATTAATTCCATCAATTCCATCTATCAACACGTCTTTATTTAAAAATTCTTTAGCTATTCTTTTTATCATAGTAGATGGAGAACCAACATAAGACTTGTTAACGTTTTGAACTGAAGATTCAAAAGCATGATATTCAATTGCGTGTAGTTGTACTACTTCATTTCTCTCATCAGCTTTAAATACGTTAGATATTTCGTCAATAAGAAATTCTTTTGTAATTACGTTTTCATTTTGAACTTCTTCTATGTGAACTATACCAAGTGTGAGTTTCTCTCCGCCTTGTAAGTCTAAATCTTGTACTATATTTTCTTGATCTATGAAAGTTATATCAGCTGTCAGGTAAGGGTTAAATATACTTTCATATATTTGAAAATCAGATATTAAGAATCTAACATCAACTTCATCTGCAGTTCTATCGCTTGATATTGCTGCTTCTACTATTCTATACTCGGTTGAACCTTCAACACCAGATTGAGTTTGCATCTTATCCCTTTATTGATTTTTTATAACTTGAAACAATGTTAGCTATCTGAGATGGTTTGATAACTTTGATTTGTCTTAAGCTTTCATTCACGTCAAAGTAAACTTCTTCATGCGTTTTTTCTGTAATAAGACTTCCAGGGCCGACCTGTGGATCTATGTCTACTATATTTCCAGAGCCGTCTACATAGTGACTCGCTCCAAGATATTCTCTAGTAGCTGATACACCAGTTATTTGTTCTATTGTTCCAGAAGAATTAGTTGATTGCAGCACTTCACCTCCTATGGGAAACCCTGGAAATCCTTCTATTATTATCTGTCCTAAGTCTAAATTTCTTTTGATAATCTTACCAGTAACACCTGATGAAGTGCCGGTGATTGTTTGACCTATTTTAAACTTATCGTGTATAACATCTCGAGTAGTTATTGTAGTATTTGGAAAATGTTTTTTTGTATATTCTTCTAGCTCATGTCTTACTAGTGGCCACCCTTGTTCTCTTAAATCGTCATTTATAAGATAGAAAGTCCAATAGTGTAATGGTGTTCCGTATAATTGAATAGAAACTTGATCTGGTCTAAACCCTTCTTGCACGGTGTGTACATTTAAAAACGTTATGCTATCTTTAACTTGATCTACTACATCAGCATAAAGAGATATATTTTGAAAAACTACAGCATCTCTTTCGTCGCCAAAACGATAAAATGTATTTGAAAAACTTCTAAAATAATCCATTAGAATCCACCTTTTACAATGTCTTGTTTGTGCAGTGTTTGATGTTCTACAAAACTTAAAGTTAAATCCACTTCATTTGGCTGCCCATCTGTTCTAAATCCACCACCAGTTGGATTTATAGTATGAGACATATTTCTTAAGTAACATTCTTTTAACTTAGGCAATCTTCTGTTTCTTATTCCACCAAAATGAAACTGAATGTCAAATGCATTTGGAAATACGTATCCTATTCCAGCTTGTTGGCCGCCTTCTCCTATTGGAACATTTATTATATCTGGATATAATTCTTTTCTAAAATGCGTTATTATCTTATCAATAACATCAGCTTCTTGTCTAGATGTTGCTATCATCTTAAACTGGAAAGTAAACTCTCTTAAGTTAACTCCTCTAAATATAGATCTTACGTTAGGATTAACTATAGTTCTAGTTTGTAGTGTCACTGCATTATTAACTTGCCCTTTACCAAACTTAAGCATTTCATTCACTCTTTGAATTAACAGTCTACTACCTTGTTCACCTAACTTATTATTACCACTTATTAAGTCTTTAAATGATGTTAATCCTTGAGTTATTCCTGCTATGGCGGAAGCTGCTACGTCTCCACCAGCTTGAAGTGCTGCTTCTGCCGTAGCTCCTGCAGCTCCTAACGTTGCATTTTCGTATTGAACACCATCTACAAAAGAAAAAGAAGTTGGCATATACATTATAACTCTAGGTTGCGAATCATCGTCCATAAATCTCATACCACCTCTTATAGCTGATACGCCTTTTTTTAGTAGTCCATTATCAGTAACAGAATCTGTCGCTTGTTTTAGTAAGTTCGAACTAGCCTCGATAAAATTACTTCCACTACCGGCTTCAGTTGCTTCTATAGTTTCTCCCGGACCACCAAAATCTTCTAGTGACGGGTTACTACCTAACCCTTGACCAGAAACAGATGCGGCAGCGTCATCAGCAAAAGCAGTAGTAGCTCCTTGTTTTTTTAAATTATCTGATATTTGATTTTCTAATTCTTTTTGCGATTTACCATCAGGCGAACCGTATTTTCTTACTTTAAACTGCACTGCTGCGTTATAAGCTGGATTTCCTTGAACATCAAGTGGAAACTGAAGTCCACCACTTCCACCACCAAATATACTACTAAATATAGATTGTACTTCTTCTAACTGTTCAAATAAATTTCCAGCACTTCCCTCTACACTTCTTTGTAGTCTATTAGCAGTTGACGAAAGTTTTTCTCCTAAAGGACCTGCTTTTGATAAAATCGACATGTTAATTCCTTATAGATAATATTAAGTATTATTTTTCTATTTATAACAAAAATCATGGTTTATTCTGGTAAATATCAAGTCAAAAACAAATCAAAATATAATGGTGATTCCACTAATGTAATATATAGGTCTTTATGGGAGAAGGCTGTTTTTATGTGGTGTGATAAGAATTCAAACGTAAAAAATTGGAGCTCAGAAAGTGTGATTGTTCCATACTATTATGATGTTGATAAGAAGTATCATAGATATTTTGTTGATATGAAAATCACTTTTAACGATAATAAAACTTTACTCGTAGAGATAAAACCAGAAAGAGAAACTGTACCGCCAACTGGACAAAAGAGAACTAAGAAGTATATTGCAGAAGGTTTAACATACGTAAAAAATATGAACAAGTGGGAAGCAGCAAATGAATACGCCAAAGACAGAGGATGGGAGTTTCAAGTATGGACAGAAAAGACTTTACAAGAAATGGGACTAATGAAAAAGCCAGTCCCAGGTAAACTGAAGAGTTACACTCCATTAAAACCATTTAGGCGTAAAAAACGCAGAAAATAGTTATAAATAGAATCATGAGTAATCTATTTCAAAAATTAGAACTTGAAGCTTTTAGAAAAGGTATCAATCCACGTACGCAAGAATCACGTGATTGGTTTAGAAAAAGAGTTCAAAGACTAACTAGAGTTAACAGAGATCAGTTAATGAGAGAGCCTGAAGTAACTCGAAGAGCTACACACAGCTATGGCGGAATGTTTATGTATTTTTACGATCCAAAACATAAAGACAAACTTCCGTACTACGATAGATTTCCATTAACCATACCAGTAGAACCAGCAAAAGGTGGATTTCGTGGAATCAATTTACATTACTTGCCTCCTATATTGAGAGCAAAGTTTTTAGATGCTTTACTAAATATTACAAACAACAAAAAGTACGATGAATCCACAAAGTTTAACTTGACTTATAACTTGTTAAATGGTTCTAGAAACATGAGATATTTTAAACCTTGCTTTAAACATTATTTACTGAATCATGTAAAATCGCGATTTGCAGAAGTTCCAGCACCTGAATGGGAGATAGCTACTTTCTTACCGACAGCGCAATGGGAGAAGTCTACAGCAGGAGCAATATATTCAGATTCGAGGAAGACAGCAAATGCCGGATAGTATAGACGAAATAAAAGCTTTAGCCACTACAAAGATGGGTTTTGCCAGATCGAACAGATTTTTGGTAACTTTACCAACATCATTTGGTGGTGGAGGTGGACTTATAAATGGTATACTAGGTTTACTTAATCAAGGCGGTGGCGGAGCATCCGGAAGAGAACTTAATATACTTTGTTCTAACGCTACACTACCAGCAAAAGTTACGTTGACTAACGAAAGAAGAATAGGTATGGAACTACAAAAAGTAGCTTATGGTTACGCTGTAGACGATGTTAGCATGACTTTTTATTTAATGAATGATTATGGAATAAAAGAATATTTTGATGCTTGGAGACAAACTGCGATTCCAGAAGATGGAGTCAACGCATTTAACAGTAAATATAAGAACGAATATGCAAGAGACGTAACAATACATCAGTTAAGACAACCGCTTAAAGGATTTAGTAAACAAGTTGGTCCAATAAGATTTGGACTAGGATTAGGCGGAGGAACTGTATATTCTGTAGATTTGATAGATGCTTTTCCAGTATCAACAAGTGCCATTGAGCTAAATAATGAACTAGATGGTTTAGTTCAATTAAGTGTAACATTTGCGTTTACAAATTGGAAGCGTTCAAGTAATACACAAGGATTTATTAACATGGATATTAATACACCATTAGGTGGAATTGATATATTTTAAGGAGTGAATGAATGCCATTACCTAAACTAAATAATGATACTCCAAGATATGAGATGACAATACCTTCTACTAAAGAAAGTGTAATGTTTAGACCTTTTTTAGTCAAAGAGCAAAAAACTTTGTTAGTTGCCTTTGAGTCACAAGATCAAAAACTTATACTAAGTAGTTTATTAGGATGTTTAGAAACTTGTGTCCCAGGTATCAATGTAAAAGATCTTGCGACGTTTGACGTTGATTACATGTTTACTCAAGTTAGATCAAAGTCAGTAGGTGAGTCTACTACTTTATTATCTGCTTGTACTGAGTGTAATGAAGAAAACGAAGTAAAGATAAAATTAGATGATATAAAATTATCTGAGATAAAAAATGACATCAATGGAAAAGTTGTTCCATTAACAGATGACATCAGCGTTGAATTGAAATATCCTACATATAATGATTTAATTAAAAACACTACGTTAAAAGATGGCGGTAGCAAGGCCGACGTATTGTTTGAGTCTATAGTATCTTGCTTAAAAGCGGTTCAAACTCAAGAAGAAAATATAGTCTTACGAGATGAACCTAAAGAAGAAGTTGAAACTTTTGTTAATTCGTTAACGTCTGAACAATTAGAAAAAATTACTAATTATGTTCAGGATTTACCAACTCTTACTCACGTACAAAAGTTTAATTGTAAGAAGTGTGGTAAAGAAAATGAAGCTAGATTTGAGGGTTTACAAGATTTTTTTTAATAAACCTCTCTCATGAAACGTTGGAGAACTATTTCAAGACGAATTTTTTAATGATGCAGCATTTCAACTATTCTTTAACAGAGTTAGAAGCAATGATGCCGTGGGAGAGAGAGGTATATTTAATACTACTAAATGAATATTTAGAACAAAAGCAAAGAGAAGAGAATGTCAGAAATAACGCTCGCAACTATTAACCAAACCTTAAAAGGACAAGAAAGCGGTTTAAGAGATATTAGTGTCAATACGTCTGAAACTAGTAAAGGACTTACTGGCTTATTGTCTTATTTTAAAGACCAACAACTTAAGAGTATAGAAAAACAAAGAGAGCAACAACAAAAATCATCTCAACAAGATACGGCATCTGGAACTAGAAGATCGTCTGGTGGTAAGGGAGAAAAAGATGCTACTGGTGGATTTTTATCTGGAATATCGAACGCTTTTAAGACTGGTGGTTTTATAGGTTTAGGAGCGGTACTTGCGAAAGGATTAGTAAAGAGGCTTCCTGGGTTAGCGCTAATGACTTTTGCTGACTCAATAGTAGATTATTTTAAAGTAGGAGAAGGAAACAAAGAACTACGAGATCAAGTAGTAGGTGGATTACAAGGTGCTGGTTTTGGAGCACTTTTTGGTTTAAGATTTATTCCTTTATTCGGTGTAATCGGAGCCTTGATGAAAAATGAAGAGTTTAAAACTCAATTTGATTTATTTACTGACAATTTAAAAAAATTAACTGAAAAGATATTTGGTAAGATTAGTCTTCAGTCTGTATTTAAAACTTTTGCAGGAATAGCTACAAAAGGACTTAAAGGAATAAACAGTCTCATAACAGGAGACTTTTCAGGATTCTTCGAAAATCTTGGAAGTAGCGTGGCGTTGATTGGTGGTTTAGCGACCTTATTAATGCCAGGGAAGTTTTTAAAATTATTATTTAGAATAGGAGCGTTTGCCTTAAAAGGACCAGGGAAAGCGATATTAGCTTTAGCTGGAACTGCAGGAATGGCTGCACTTACTAAAGCTTTTGATTTCTTCAAAGGTGGAAGCGACAAAGCAGACACAGCAAAAACTACTAAAACTCCCGCAGCTAAACCTGGGACTGTAGTAAGATCAGCGGCAGGTAACCTCATGATAGCTGGTGCAGATGGAAAAGCTACTACGCAAAAAGCTCCTAAAGGGGCTAAAGTTGGAGACATGGTTAAAAAACCTAAAGCCGGAGCAGGTAAAGGAGCCGCTTCAATGATGACTGCTGCTGTTAAAAAGTTTCCATTATTATCAAAACTGATAAAAGTTGCAAGTAGAGTACCAGGGCTAGCCCAAGCAACAGCTTTAATAGAATTAGCGACAATGAATCCAGTAACTGTTGAAGGCGTTGCCGCGATATTAGGCGGATTAGGCGGTAGTACTCTTGGAGCAATAGCCGGTGGTTTTCTTGGTACTTTGACAGGTGCTGCTGGTGGTCCTTTAGCTGTAGCCACTGGAGCGATAGGAACTTTGGCAGGTGGAGTGACTGGTTATTTTTTTGGAGAAGCTATAGCAAAAGGATTAGCAGAACTGGCACTTGGTAAAAAAGTCACAGCTTTTCCAGATTATATTAATGACTTGTTAAATGGTAAGTCAGATACTGGAGGTAGAGCTGGTTCTAATCAGATGAGAATGGGAAGAGGCGGTCCAACAGCAACTTTTACCAAGCCAACAGTTAGCAAGGCGCAACCAACAAGTGGCTCTAAGATACAAGCGAACATGGGAGATCCAATGGCTCAGAAGATGGGAACCACTTCTACAGCAGGTGGAGATGGTAACGTTATTGTTATGGATAATAGTAATAGGTCTAATAATGTTGCTAACCATCAGGGCTTCGTAATGCCAAGCACTGGAGCCTCTGATGGTAACAATCCCTTAAACAAGAAACTTGCTATATCGGGTATTCTTTAGTCTTCTTTAGCTAATTTTGCAAAGTATGACATAGTATCTTGATCTTCATCAGATACTTCTTCGGCTGTTGCTGGCTCTATAGCCGCGACTGGCTCGTTAATCATCACTTCTTCTTTTACTTTATAAGAACCGGCAGAAGCTTCTTCACCAAGAACTCTCATTAACTTAGTTTTAAGTTCGTCATAAGTCTTATAGTTCTTAGGATTAGTAAACTCAGATAAGTCGTGCATTTTTTCATACACTTCTTTCATCTTATCTTCTTCACCAAATTCTGAAGGACTTGCGAACTCAGACTTGTCGTAGTTTCTATAACCTTCTACGTTTCTTATCTTAAGTTTGAAGTTTGCACCTTCCCAAAAATCGAATGGATCTACAGGAGTTTCATCTGCAAACTCAGGATTCATTTGATCGAAGATCTTATCAAAGATCTTTTTACCGAACTTGTATAGAAATACCTTACCTTCGTTTTGCGGTGCTGACGGATCACTTACTACAAAGACATTAGTTACATAATGTAGTCTTCTCTTTTGAGCACGAGCTTTTTCTTTATCGGACTCGATACCAGAGTTCCAAAGCTTTGAGTTAAGTTCTCCAACTGGATCAGTTTGACCAATTGATGTTAGTGAGTTTTCGATATACCATAAACCAGTAGGTCCTTTGAACCCATGGTCCCAATATCTTACGAAAGGAATTCCACCGTCTTGCCCTGGTAGAAATCTTAGTACTGCATAACCATTACCTGCCTTATCGACAGTTGGCTTCCAAATACGCTCATCAACATATGACTTTGTTTCGCCAGTATTAGTGGCCTGAGCTGCTTGTACTATTTTGGAAATGTTTGCGCCTTTGTTGCGCCTTAAAGTTTCAAATGACATCGTATTGTCTCCTTATTTGCTGAAATATTGACTGAAGTATTACAGTGTATATTACTATATATACACTATTCAAATAGCGACTCATCAATGGCGTTCTTCTTCGGTAAGAAGTTTAAATCCATTGCTTCCGCTTCAAGCTTATCTTTGATAACAGGAGAGATAAATTTTCTAATATCGTCTATCTCAATATCGTTCTTTTCGCAAACTAATAAGATAGCATCCATATATGGAATCTTCATCTCTGCTACAGTACCTTGTATAAGCTTTGTAAATTTAGACTTAGTTAAAAATTGATCTTCTAACTTCATTTGTCTAAAACCCTTAATAATATTGTATCGTTATTGATTCTACCATTTGGTACTTGAACTTTCGTTTTAAGAGCTGATAGCTCTTTTTGGAGTTGAATAGGAGTTTTGTTCAGTACCAAAGGTAGAATGTCATTAGGTTTTCTCAACCTAATCTTTATAGATTGCTCTTTATCAAACCTTTTTAAAGTTGAACCTGATACTTGAAATCCTTTTGGATCGTCAGTATAGAACATATTGAGCTCTCTGTGTTTTGTGTTAAACGTGTATAGTCTTCTTTTACCAATAATTTGTATTGGATGTATTGACACGATCTTAAAATCGTTATCCTCTTTTTTGTATTGCATCTTAGAGACTTGTTTATCAGCTGCTTTAGGTTTACTAATCTTAATAGTTCTAGTAGCTTTAGAAGCTGACTTAATTCTTTCCATGTCTTCTAACATAGACTTACATACTTCAATTCGATGTTTGAGGGATGACTTTTTCACATGGGAGTAACCTTCAACGGCTTGTTCACATCTTTTATAGTAGGCATCTTCATAATCTAGAAGCCACCCCTCAACTTGAGGCTTAACATGACTTATTGCAGTATTTGTTAAGCCGTGATACTTGAATCTATCATAAAGATTAATAGTGGTATCCTCACCCTCTATCCACTGGTCTTCTAGTTCAAGTAATTCTTGCATTATAGTATTTCTAATTTTTCTTTCTAGTCTCATTTGAGGTGAGATACTAATAACATTAGATTTAGCTTTTTGTTCTTGTTTTTTCTTATTATAAATCTCTTTACCAGATTCAATAAGTAGTATAGTCTTATCCATTAATGAAGACCAGAACTGTACAGCCTTTTCATTATCTGCACTTTCACCATATTGTTTATGAATGTCATTATTATACCAGAAAGCAGTAGCAGCATCGTGAGTCATAGCAAACATGTATTCTGGATGAGATAAGATATATTTAGCGTATGGGCCATGATTTTTCTTAACCCATGTTTTAACTTGACTGATACAGTCTTTTTTATCTACTTCTAAATGAAAATAGTTCTTGACAAAATCAAAACCTTTTTCAATTGGTACACCAGCTAAGCCAGTACGTGCTTTAGATCTGATTGTTTTCTTTTTAAGCTTTTTTCCTTTAAGTGCGGTTAATCCCATTATTCAACTCCTTCATATAATTTCCGACTGCGCCTTTTACCATGTTAGGGTACTCTCCTAAATATGTACCTGCTACTAACATGTCTTTAGTTAATAAGT